GCATTTGGTGGCAACCGTTCATTCGTTGGTGGCTTGCAGAACAACACTTGCACTGTTGAACTCATGCAGGACTTCGCTGCAGCAAATGTTGAAGCAACAATTTTCCCACTAGTAGGAACACAAACCACGCTTACTTTTGAGCCTGTTAAGTCGGCTGGTTCGCCTTCAGCGACAAATCCTACATACACGATTACTGGCGCATACCTCGCAAGCCACACGCCAATCTCTGGCGGTGTTGGTGAAGTTGGCATGACCTCGCTGACCTTTACGGGTGGAACGCTAGTTAAAACAGTTGCATAATTAAATAAACAACTAGAAGGAGACTGCAATGAAAATTGCATTAATGGTTGAGTTCAATGACGGTACAAAGTCCGATGTTGATGCAGTATTCGCTGACTTCGTAGCCTTCGAGCGCACATGGCAACGAAGTGTTGCACGATTCGAAACAGAGATTCGTTTAACAGACTTGGCTTGGCTTGCTTGGCATAGCGAAACACGCACACGCAAAACCAGTTTGAAGTTTGACCCTGACTGGATTAACACTGTTACAACTGTTGAAATCCGTGAGGAAGTCGAAGCCCCAAAAGCCGACTAGGTGACGATTCCGCACACTGGATTGTCGCCTATTTAGCGTGTGAGACGGGGATTGCGCCTTCAGCCTTACTTGCTGAGGGAGATGTAATGCTTCAAGCCATGCTCGACTATTTAACCAAGAAGGCTGAACGGGCTAACCGCAGGCGGTAGTAGTATCTGCACACTATGGGTATGAAAGTTGAAGTCTATGGCGTGCGTGAAACGCTCGCAGAGTTACGCAAATATGAGCGTGAAGCATATGTAGTTATAGAAAAGGATTTGAAAACATCAGCCAAGCCCGCAGCCGATGCTGTAGGCAGAGAGTTCCCTGATGAGCCTCTAATGAACTGGCACACCTCTGGTGGCCGCAAAGGAAAAGCCCGATTGCCCGAATACAACGGTGCTGCGGCAAAGAGCAAAGTTCGTGTTGCTGTTTCGACTAAAAAGCCAACAGGAATAGGTCAGCACGGGTTGATTCGTTTACAACAGTCTGATGCAGGCGGTCAGGTTTATGACACTGCTGGTTCCGTTACTGGTGGTGCTCGTGGTTCCGGTGCGAGTGCAGGACAAAAGTTTGTAGCCAATCTAGATAAGCGTTTGAAGGTGAAATCTAAGAGTGGAAAATATCGATCTCGTGTAATGTATCCAGCAACCGAAAAACACTTGCCACTAGTCGAAAAGGCTGTTGAGATTTCGATTCGCAAGATTGATAGTCAAGTGCAGAAACGATTGAACGGATAACCCTATGGCAGTTGGCGTAAACATAGTCAGTACCTTTGACAGCAAGGGAATCAACAGGGCTATTAAGGATTTTCAAAAGATTGAGGGAGCAGGCGCCAAAGCAACCTTTGGTTTGCGTACCTTCGATAAGGGAATGACTAATACGCTTGCAACTGTCGGAAAACTTGCTGCAGGTGTCGGTATCGCCGCAGGTGCTATCGGTTTCAAGTTGGCTTCTGCCGCATATGAGTCACAGAAGGTTATGGCTCAAACTGAGGCGATCATTAAAGCAACTGGCGGTGCTGCAGGTATCACGGCAAGTCAAATAGGGAAATTGTCGGAAAAACTATCTATGCAAATTGGCGTAGATGACGAGTTAATCCAAACAACAGCAAACTTGTTACTTACTTTTAAGCAAGTACAAAATCAAGTTGGTGAAAATAACAATATTTTTGATCGTGCTTTAATCGCCGCACAAGACTTAGGGAATGTGTTTGGGTCTGCTGACGCCGCAGCGATGCAACTTGGTAAGGCTTTAAGTAATCCTGTAAAGGGAATCACAGCCCTGAACCGTGCAGGTATTAACTTCACAGACCAGCAAAAGGAACAGATCAAGACACTTGTTGAATCTGGCGATGTTCTAGGTGCGCAGAAAATAATTCTTGCGGAAGTCGAGTCACAGGTTGGTGGTACGGCTGCGGCAACCGCTACAGGTTTTGACCGTATGAAAGTTGCTGTCGGGAATGTGGCTGAGGAGTTCGGCGCAATCCTGATTCCCTATATCGAAAAGTTTGCGGATTTTGTGGTTCAAAAAGTAGTTCCGTACCTAACAAAACTTTCAGATGTTATTGGTGAAAAAGGTTTAGGTGCTGGAATCAAAATGCTCGGTGGAGATTTCCTTAACCTGACAACAAATATGGGTGCTGTAGGGAACGCATTATTGGCGTTGGCTGCAGTCTTCACTACGGTTCGCCTTGTTGCTATTGCGGCAACAATATCTACACAACTATTTGGCAAGACTCTTTTAATGAACCCGATTGGTATTTTTATTGCAGCGATGATTGCTCTAGGTGTAGCAACAGTTGCGTTGTATTTGAAATTTGAGATTGTTCGCAAGGTAATTAACTCTGTGATCAACTTTATTATTGGTCTGATCGAGAACTGGTTGAATACTTGGATTTTTGTTATCAACAGAATTATTGACGGAATTAATCTTTTGATTAAGGCTGCAAACTTTTTTGGTGCAGGGCTAGAGGAATTAGGGCATATTGGCGAAGTTGAGTTTGGGCGTATAGGAAGCGCCGCAAAAGGCGCACGCAAAGAGATTGGTTCTGTTGCTGAAGTTGCTGGTGCTATGGCGGAAAAAGAGGGTGGAGTTCAAAAGGTTGTTAAAGCGTTAAAGGCTGTTGCTGATACTGCTTCTGGCGCTGGTGGTGCGGCGAAGGCTGTTGAGACTGCTAAAGACAAACTTGAAAAATATATTGATGCTTTGAAGGGTATGAGTTCGGCTCAGAAGTCTGCTCGTGACGCAGATAAGTCTTTGCTGAAGTCTCGAACTAGTCTTGCTGAAGCAACATTAAAACTGACTGACGCACAGGCTTATTTCAACCAAGTAGTTGCTGGTTATGGTGCGAATAGCAAGCAAGCGAAAGATCGACAGTTGGCTTTGCGTAAGGCGCAGGGCGCTGTTGAGCGTGCTGGTTACGATGTTGAGAGTTCGGTGTTTGCTGTTGCTCAGGCCGAAAAGGATTTGGCTGAAGTTCGACTTGACCCTGAATCCTCGCCGCAGGCTATTCGTGAGGCAGAGATTTCTTTGGCTGAAGCGAAACTTGCTGTAAAAGATGCAACGGAATCACAGGTTGAGGCAACTGATGCTCTTGCTGAGGCAGAGCGTTTATTGGATGAGGCGATTAACGGTGCGAAGGTAGGAAGTGATGCCTACACCGATGCGCTCGACAAACTTAATGACGCTAAGAAAGCGCAGGTTGATGCTACTGATGCGGTAACTGAAGCGATTGAGCGTCAGACTGAAGCAACTGATCGTTTGCGTGAGGCAGAGGAAAAAGCGCAAGCGGCACGAGTTGGTGTTAAGCCTGCAGACGCTACTGCGGCAGAAACAAAGGTTGGGGTAACTCCGCCTCCTGCGGCAACTGGCGGTTTGTTCGGTTCGTTTATGGAAGCGGTGCGTGGACTCCATCCAAACGCTAAAGCGCTGAAATCAAGTACTCCTGTGACCGATGCTCGAAGGGCTTTCCCGAAACTTTATGCCGAATACAAAGCAAAAGGTTTGGCTATGGCACAGGGTGGAATCGTCACGAAGCCAACACAACTGCTCGCTGGTGAAGCGGGTGCAGAGGCAATTATTCCTTTAGACAAACTTCAATCTGGTATGACAATCAATTTGACTATCAATGCCGGAATGGGAACTGACCCTGCGAAACTTGGTGACGAGATTGTTGATGTGCTTACTCGATATCAGCGCAGAAATGGTGCGCTACCACTTAAGGTTGCATAGTTATGGCTGTAATGGCATGGGGTGAAGATATCCAGATTTTTATGGAGTTGGGTTTTTCTGTAAATCCTTTCACTCTTGATGATGCGGCGCTTGGTGTACTCGATGAGGATTATCTTGACGGGACATTAATTGGTGACGATGTTTCCCCGTATGCGCAAGAGATTTCTATTTCTCGTGGTCGATCTGATCAGTTGCAGAACTTTAATGCTGGAACCTTTAGTGTCAGGTTGCTGAATCGTGATCGAAGGTTTGACCCAATCAACGAAAGTTCCCCATATTGGAATAGCGTGCTTGGTGTTTCTGGTGTAGCACCACGCAGAAAAGTAACTGTTGTTTCCGATGGTGTCGCTTTATTCACAGGGCGTATTACTGACATTGATGTTTCATATGAGCCGAATAGACCTAACGCAACTAGTGAAAACAGTTATGTAACTATCACAGCGTCAGATGACTTCGTGCTATTGGCAAATACATTTACAGAGAACGCACTAACGCCTACACAGGAATTGTCTGGCACACGGGTTTCTACAATCCTTGATCTACCTGAAGTTGGCTATCCAGCAACTAGAGACATTGACACAGGTTCAGCGACTTTAGGTGGTGGAGCAACATTCCAGATTGACGCAAATACAAATATTCTGACTTATCTGCAATCAGTCGCTACTAGTGAACAGGGCTACTTCTTTGTGGCCGCAAATGGTGATCTAACTTTTACAGATCGAATTGCCGCATCATTCGCCACTCCGAGCGCATATTTCTCTGATACTGGAAGCAACATCCCTTACACCAGCCTGTCAGTTATGTATGGACAAGAGTTCCTGTATAACAAGGTGGTCTGTACTATCGAAGGCGGAACAGATCAAACCGTTAATGATGTGGCATCTCAAACCGAATACGGGATTTCAACCCTTAATCTTTCAGGCCTGCTATTAGTAGATGACGCCGCAGCCCTAACTTTGGCAACCGATTTGCTAGACAAATACAAGTTGCCTGAATACAGGTTCGACAAATTGCAGACGATTTACAACCCTTTAAGTTCTGGCAACCAAGCAACATTGACTGGGCTTGAAGTTGCAGATGTAGTAAGTATCACAAGGAGTTACCCCACCGGAACTCCAGCCAGCGTGACAAAGCAGTACAGCATTGAGAATATCCGCCATGTCATCACGCCTAGTTCCCATACTGTTGAGTTTGGGCTTGCTGTAGCAGATTTGGTTTATCCATTTATATTGGATGACGCAACCTTTGGTGTTATGGACTCGACAAACGCACTCAGTTAGAGTGTTACACTCGGAGGCACTATGGCAGGCGCAGGCGCAAAACTCTTTACCAGTGGCAGTGTTCTAACTGCAGCACAGGTCAATACATACCTAATGGACCAAGCCGTTATGCGGTTTGCAGATGAAGCAACACGAACCGCCGCATTTGGTGGAGCAGGCGAACCAACACTTGCTGAAGGAATGATGAGTTATCTGATGGATACAAACAGTGTTCAGGTCTATAACGGTTCAGCATGGGTCGCTATTGGTGGCGGTGCAGATATTCTTCAAGTTCAAGTGTTTAGTTAAGGAGTTAGCGTGGCAACATTTAACAAAATCAAACTTTCAGGTTCAACTGATGGAATGGCAATCAAACTCACTGGCAATACATCAGGTGGTGCTGTCACTGTGCATACTGCTGTTGCAGGTACGACTGTTGGAACATTTGATGAGATTTGGATTTACGCAAACAACACTTCAGCAAGTGCGGTGAAACTAACTTTGGAGTGGGGTACTGCTACGGCTGCAGATGGAAACATTGAACTAACAATCGCTGCGGAAGCAGGTTTGGTTCTCGTAGTTCCAGGATTGATCTTGCAGAACTCAAAAATTGTTAAGGCATTTGCTGGTACTGCTGATGTGATTTTGCTTACTGGCTTTGTCAATGCGATTACCGCATAGGCGGTAGTTTGTGACGCTTCGTTGGGATACACGATCACGGGTTTCTACTTACACTCAATATTGGTTGAGCCCTAAACCTATTGTTTCTGGTGGTCAAGAAATTGTTGTTACTGGTGGATTCAAATATTATGTTTTTACATCATCAGGAACTTTGACTGTTTCGGTTGGTGGATTAGTAGAAGTTCTTGCAGTTGGTGGCGGTGCAGGCGGTGGTGCATTTGGTGGTGGCGGTGGCGCAGGAGAGTTAGATATTTGGACAGGATGCACTGTTAATTCTGATGTAACTGTGACTATTGGTGCAGGTGGTGCTGGTTCATCATCACTGACTGCTTCTGGTGGCAATGGTTCAACAACTACTTTTGGTGCTTTTACTTCCTCGCTTGGTGGCGGTGGCGGTGGAAGTCCAGATGGTGGTGGTGGTGGTATTGCGGGCGGTTCTGGTGGTGGTGGAAGTCGTGGTGCTGGTGGTGGTGCATCTGGTTCAAACACATTCGCAGGTGGTTCAGGTTCTAGTTCTCCTTCTGCGTATGGCAACGGTGGTGGTGGTGGCGCAACAGCAGTTGGCGCAAACGGTTCATCAACTGCTGGTGGTC